AACGCCTGTGGGTTCAGTACAAACGCCGATGCACCGGCGCGTTTTTTCAGCTGCTCAATGCCTGCGTAAAACTCTTTGCGCGTTACGCCCTCGACAATCATGCGCTCAGAAAACTGGGCCATGACGGCCTGCACCATACCAGCGTCAGAGCAGTGCTGTGCCGCGAATATTGGGTAGTACAAAACCAATACCGGCAGCAGTTCAGCTGAGAGTTTGTCAGTGGTCTGTGCCATTCGTTGCTGCAACTCGTTCTGCTGCTTCGCGTGCAATTCGCATTGCGAGCTGGGTGTTGTTTTCACGTCGCCCTGTTCGCGTAGATGCACCACTGTTGCCGCCAGTTTTTTGTTGAGATTTTGCATGTTGAACTTTCTCCCGTTGGCACCAGGTTCGCCAGTCGGCTAACCATTCGGCGTATGTTCTTAGGGTTTTTGCATTGGCCTTGTAGCAACGAAACAGGTCAAACCTGGCGCGGATCTCGTCGTCGGAGTAATCGCTTGTGAGTCCGGTCGTTCTGGCCATCAGCAAGTGTTGGTCGTCAAAGCGCAGTTGTTCACCAGTGCAGGCGTTATCTGCATCGTGATCGTGGTAGTTCTCCACTGGGTCGTACCCGGAGTTATCGGGATAGGTGCCGGATTGATCGGCTGGTGGTGAATTTTCTTCGTGCGCGTTAGAGAGAGCTATATCTTGTTCTTGTTCTTGTTCTTGCTCCTGTTCTTGTTCTTGGCTTCGATGGGGCTTAGAAGCCCCTTGCAAGTCCCTTGTATTTTTCTGGATGTATTCCCGCTTAGCTGTCATGCAGAATGACTTTGAATATTTATCGTAAAACGCTGATAAGAAAGGGTTTGCAGGTAGTGCGTTGTATTCGTTTTGTACGCCAGCACAACGCTTGTCAGCAGGCTTTAACGCATCAGCGATCTGGTAGCGAGCCATTTCTGGCACCCATACCATTTCGGATTCGTCGTCATACTCACAAAACCCTGCTTCGACGGCACTTAGAAGCCCCTTACAAGCCCCATCCATCGACAAGCCAGTTTCATGCGCAATAAACATTTTTGGCAAATAATAGAGCCCCAACATATTGGAATGAGGGCTGCTGATTAGATACATGGCAACAACTTGGCATTCAGGGCCACGCTTGCGTAACTCTTTGCCGGTGCGCCCTATCCAAAACTGCGGCCCTATCTTTGCGTAATCACGCATCGTTAACCTCTTAAACCATTCTTGCGTTCGTACTGGGCATGATCATCACGGCAAGCAGTGCTACAAAACTGCGCACTCGGCTCGGTTGGGTGATCGCACCAATGGCACACCCCTTTAGGTTGCAGCGTTGGCTGCCGGTGCTTAAGCTGCAGGCCAAGGTGCAGTTCGTTTTCCTGCTGTGCTCTGTCTAATTGATCCATTACTACCTCGTTGTTAGTTGTATGCGGTGGCCGGACGTTACCCCGGCGATGTGTTCTGACTTCACCAGCACCAATGTGCTGTAGAGCGGTCAAAAGGCCACCTACCTGCCTTAAGTCACGGGCTAATCTTTATTGGCTCCCGGACGCCTAGCGTGTCTCCGATTTACCACGCCGCACCGCATTAGGCTGCTGACTGGTGCGCTCCCCCGGTTACGCCCAGAGGCCAATCAGCAAGCTAATGCGCTGTCTCAGGACAGGGCTTGGTGCCATTACAGCGCCGGTTTCATAACTCACCCCGCTTAATGTTCACTTCGCTCTTGCTGTGTAGGCCGCGAAGCTTGGCCCGGTTCTGTTTGTCTGAGCTGGCTGGAGCTGATCCCAGCTTGGGTTCTTTCACTCTGCATCAGTCACACATCGGCGATTGCTCGCGCACTCGGTCTGGAATGTTCCCCTGCGAAGTCCACGCGCAATCAGCACTTGCGCATTCAGCTCATTGGTTTTGGTGTTTGTTTCGGTTCACCGTTGCGTATAGGATTTCGCCGCTTTGCGCGCTGGGCCTTATCCGACGGTAGGTTTCGACAAACACCAAACCAATAAACTGCCCTGCTTACCATCGTACAGGGACGCTCTATTGGCGCCGGGTGCAACGTCTTACGCTGATAAGCGTCAGATTAATGACCTACCTTTCATCCAGCTGACGCGCCAGAATAAGGATTCCCGAGGGACGGCCCTTCTTAGGTATTCATCTGAGCTGGCCGGTGCTGATTTCCGGCTTTGCTGAATCAGCCAGCACTTTCAGCTCATTGGCGTTGGCACCTGCCGGATTGCAAGTCCGGAGTCGCGCAGGCTTTTTTGACGCAGGTGCCAACCCAATAAGTTGAGTTTTGCTGCTTTGTCGCCACCGGAGCAGCTACCGGCTTGGTTGGGATGGAGCCCAAGGCTAACGGTTTACTTTCTGGTTGAGCGGGATAGACATGAAAACCCAAACACCAGCTTTTTGTGCCAACCGTCAGGCATACAACTAATCCGGTAAATCATCACCCCACGAACGCACTTGTGCCTTTAGCTCTGCATCCAGTTGCAGCAGTTTTTCAATGGCATTTAGGGTGTTTCGGTTAATGGCCGCGTAATCTGCTTCGGTTATCACGCCATCAGCACGGGCTTTCTTAATGGCACTGGCAAGCTCGCCCTGGGTGGACTGCACCGTTAGCAGCACATCGCTAAATTCATCATCGGTAAGGCCGGTAGCTGGCAGTGATACCAGCGCTTTGCCCCTGGTCGTTGCCCAGGCTTTTAAAATGCGCTCGTCGTTGGTTAGCTCGGTAATAGCGATAGCTTCCAGCAAGTGCAGGTTGTGCTGGTCAAACGCATCATCGTTATTCAGCTTGGCGGCCAGGGTCTTTTTGTTCTTACCCATCAGCCGGGCAATCTCAGTAATGTTGTGATCATCCGTCAGGCTGGCAGCCGCAGCCATTGGACACTGAGTAACCTTGCTCGGTTGGCGCAGGTTTTTCTTGCTAAGTTGCATTAGCATTACCTCACGCTGCAGTAGCAGGTGGGAAAACATCATCAAGCGAACACTTAAGGCCGCGTGATTGCAGCGCCTTAACTATCGCCTGACAGTGTTTAATGCTTGGCTGTCTTAGCCCTTTCTCATAGTTAGAGATCCGGCCTTGATAAGGTTTTTCACCCTCCCAACCACAAAGTGCAGCCAGCTCTGATTGCGTGAGTCCAGCTTTCTCACGCCAGTAAGCGATATTATTCATCTAACAACTCCGCAAAACACATATTGTGTTATTTAAAAACACATTTCGTTGTTTGTCAATCATCACGGAGCGTGATTAAATTATGCTTATGAAAACAGTTGGCCAGAAAATCCGCGAAGCCCGTGACAATGCAGGGCTAAAGCAACCTGAACTCGCAGCTAAACTTGGCTGGGGGCAAAGCCGTATTTCTAACTATGAACGCAATGTCAGAGAACCTGGCCTGGATGATCTTAGAGATATTGCGAAAGCCTTGAATGTTGATATTGGTTTCTTCATCTCTGGAACATCGCTAGTGCCGCCTATTGTCGCAGGTAAGATAAGTAACTATGACTCAAGGCAAGATTTCTTAGATAGCATGGTTACTGAGTCCAACGCCCAGCATTACGGCGGCTTTGAGCTTTGGGATAGTAAAACTCCACTACATGCGGATGAAGTGGCGTTGCCGTTTTACATGGAGGTGGAATTGTCAGCCGGAGCTGGTTCAGAAGTACAGCGCGAAGAGGGCGGGTTTAAACTTCGTTTTGCCAAATCAACATTACGCAAAAGCAGCGTGCAACCAGAGCATGCGGCCTGCGTTAAAATCACTGGCGACAGCATGGAGCCGGTATTGCCAGATGGTTCAACCGTTGGTATCGACACCAACGATAAAAACATCAAAGACGGCAAAATGTACGCCATTGATCACGATGGCATGTTGCGAGTAAAAATGCTGTACCGGCTACCTGGTGGCGGACTGCGTGTGAAAAGCTACAACAGCCACGAATACCCCGATGAAACCTACACGCCAGAGCAGGCCATAGCCATTAAGGTTATAGGCAAAGTGTTCTGGTCGTCAGTTCTATGGTGATCAGCAATGAAACGGA